AATCGTGACGGATATGATTTTCTTTTACAACTTGAGGAAGTTGCACACAAGAAGTGTGAAGAATGGTGTGATCATGGTTATAGTGATCAAGAAAGAGAATCATACGAAAAATATATTATTGGCCTCATTTGCGATGTCTTAGACATTGAAGGCCATGAATCTATTATTTTCAATGGTGATCCTAGAGGATTTACACTTAAGATAGATGATGATTACGTAAGAGAGAATAAAAGTAATATTTACCGCGACATGGGAGGTTATGGAATATTTGCGCCAGATTTTGCATATTTAAAACACCCAATAACAAATGATGAGGTGCAAGCATGAAAGATAGAAGCGCATATATTAATTGCCCTAAGTGCGGGGACTATGAAGGCTTTCTAGCCGTTGATCCTGAGCTTGGACATAAAGAAGGCGGTAAATGTCATACGTGCGGTTATACAGTTAACACGCCATTATGGATTTCTTTAACAGGTCGTATATATGGGAGAGATTATATATGAAGGATTTTAATTACAAATTTAACAAGGATGGCAAGTTAAAATATAAGATTATTGCAGATGATAAAAATCGCAATATTATCTTTGCAGAAAATCTGATTATGTTTTTGACTGTGCTTTCTGTTTTGGGTTGTGTCCTTTATTTATTGATTAAATAAAGCACTAAATTAACTAATATAAGGCGGTATTTATTACCGCCTTTTTTATTGTTTTTTAAAATATACTTACTCTCTAATGCGTTCTAAGCCCTTTGTTTTTATCAAGTAATACGATTGCATCACTTTACAATTTAAGAGCTTACAGAGCGTTATAAAGAATATTTGTTTTTTTGCTGGCGGTTTTGTGTGCAATGTTTTTTAGTGTGTTTATTTTTTATTACTAAATTTTTTTTTATTAAATATAAATTTGCCTTAAATATAAATTTGCACTTAAACAAAATTTGCATCTAAAGTAAATTTGCACCTAAACAAAATTTGCATCAAACAACTATTTGCATCAAACAAGTATTTGCCTTAAATAAGTATTTGCCTTTCATTGTTGACATATAATGTATTTGCATATATATTTATTTATACATTATACAAGTAAGGAGGTTAATGTGGATAAACACTATTTAAAAATAATGGATAATGAAATACACGATTTAAGGAATCATGTTTATTATCTCAATAATATTTTAATTAATATAAAAGATTGGCTTGAAGATGAATCGCAACATAGTGAGTGTGCTACGTCTCTGGTTAAACTTATAAAAAAATGGGAGAGTGAAGATGAGTAGAGATATAACAGAAGTCATTGATGATTATTGTTTTAATAAATATGGTCATACTAATTGGGCTTGGACAGATACTCTTTATGATGAAGAAGATCAGAGAAGAATGTCTGAATTGGGTGAGTTAGAGGGCAATATTATTTTTTATTTTAAGGACGTAAATGATGAGTAGATTAAGAAGTTTTTTAATAGAAGATTTGAAAGAGATAGATCATTCCTTTCAAAATTTAAGAGAAGCGATAAATTGTAAAATTTATTATGAACAAAATACGCTTTTAGCAAAAGATATTGAAAGATTAGAGAGATTTATCATCTATTGGTCTAATCATGCTAAAAATATAGGTAAGGATTATTAGCCAAACCTACGTTTGATGCGTCTAATCATTTGCTTATTGATCTCTTTAAATAAGTTGTTCTTAACAACTTTGTGAGATAGCTTAAAGAAGTCAATAAACTTTCTATGCTGAATAAATGGCGTGAAGGCTACAAGTAGCTCTAAACCTTCACGTCCTTTTTTACCTGTTCTTTCCCAAACACCATATCTTTTGGAGCCTTTGCCCTTTGGTACACCAACAAACCTACTACCCTTTCTGCCAGATACTTTTGTCTTGTCTATTCTTTTTAATAGACCTTTTTGCGTAACAATATTCCCAAAAGCGTTAACTCTTTCTTTACCTTCACCAGCAGGCGATGGATAGCCTTGTCTTCTAGCTGGCTCATTATCACCTGTATATAAATAGTATAAAAACTTAGTAGCATAGCTTTTGACTCTAACAGTTGCAGATAATTGATTCATTTTAGGTTTAGCAAATTTGCTCATTACAATAGCTGTATAAGTTGTTTTTCTGTGTTTAGGATTTTGCTCAAACAATTTTTGCCTTTGTGCATTTACGACCTTAGCGCCTGTAAAGTTTATGCCTTCAGACATTACTTTTAGAAAATCTTTTTTTTGCAACAAAGTCATTTTCTTTTCTATGTCTTTTAGATTTGTTTTTATCTTAATATCCATTTATAAATTTGCCCAATATGATTTGCCTTTAAATTTAAGGCCATACTCTTTTGCTTTTTTTAGTATTGTAAATTTGCTTTTACCTGTAGATAAAGCAACATCATTAACTGATCTACCCTTATCTATAAAGCTCTTAAGTATTTGCCTTTCAAGTTTCATAAATTTTTATAATAATCTATCAGTTCCTTATAATAAAAATGGCCTTTTTCTAAACATTCTATATTCGTTCCTTTAAATCTATGTCTGTGTAAATACTTAATAATATTGCCCTCAAGATAATATGGAAAGCCTGAGCCTAATTGTTGTCTTATGTAATCCAAACATTCTACTTTACCTTTATTATAATGTGGTGGTTTATTTACCATGTCTGCCATCTTTAATCCTCCTTATGATTTCACGTTTACATTTAATTCTTAACTTTGCATTTGCCCTTTCACTTTTCATTATCTCCTCTAACTCTTGATAAGATGAGTTCTTTATATAAAAGTGTTCTATTGTGTATTTGCCTGTCTTTCTGTCGTAATGCTTTACGCTTGGCTTTAGTTTTGTTGGCATCTTTAAATATTTTATCCCAATTTTTATCTATCTTTTTTTTATCTTCCTTTCTACGCTTACTACCCTTGCCTGTCATAATTTACCTTTTCAAAATTTGCATCTCCAAAAGATTTTGTAAGACTTTCTTTTATTTGCATTAAATCAATAGGTATCATTCTAAATAATTCTTGCATACTAAAAAAGACTGCATCAGCATCTAAATTATAATTTTTTATCATGCTTGGCTTTTCATCATCATAATCACACACTAAAGCATATTTGCCTTGATCATAATCATAACATCTAATTTGCGGTTGCAATTCACAAAAGCCATTTGCTTTTATATTTGCTTCAAGTGCATCATAAGCTCTATACATCATCTCTATCATTCTGATTTGCTTTTTTGCATTTTTCTTATGTAATGCTTCTTTCAATAGCATATTTGCCTTTGTGTACTTTCTTAGTATCTTTAAAGCCATTTGCACATCTTTGTCTAGTTGGGTGTTCATATTATCAATTATGCGATCATTAGTTTAGGTGTTTAGGTGTTCCTATAGGAACACACCTACACCCACCTAAAATAATTAATGATTTGCACCTAAACATACCTAATCTACACCTAACCTGCACCTAATTAAACTTAGGCGCTAATTTTGCATATTCTTTATGCTGATACCCTTTATATGGAACATGCTTAACTAATTCTTTGTTCTTTAACTCTTTTAACCTATCCTGTATAGAGCCTTTTGTCATATCTTTGTTGCCATCCTTAACTCTGCCAACAAGATCATCAGCCAAATACAATTTGCATTCTGGCTCATCAGGATCATCAATCTTTGCCAACTCTAACAATGCATTTAAAACTATTTGCTGTTTATCAGTTATTTCTGAACTTAGCGCTTCATGTGGCATATCTTCTTCGTCAACTGCTATCAGTACCGCAGATTTTTTGTCTTTGTCTTTGCCTAAATCAGCTACAGTTTGCATTTTAAAATTTAACGTAGGCATATTCATATCTTCTTTGTTCAACGTCTGTGTCATCTTTACATACATAACTTTATCCTCTACTCCCAAAAAATCACCATCAGCCTTTTTGTCTTTTCTTTCTATAAAAAATTCAGCATCTACAGACGCAGGTAACACGCTTGATCCTCTACCTCTCCTAATACCATTACTCTTAGCGCCAGCGTGTCCTGTGTGGTGTATCAGAACAATACAAGCGCCTGTTTCAAACTTTAATCTGTCTATCTTGCTAATAAAATTATTCATATCAGAAGTGCTGTTCTCATCACCACCACCAAAGTTTCTTTGCAAAGTGTCAATTATTATTAACCCTAATTTACCAAACTCCTTTTTGCTTTGTTGCGACTTCTCTAAAATATCATCGTAATCATCATCATCTAGTATTCTTGCTGGCCTGTTACTTACTCTAAAATTTGCACCTTTTAGATTTGCATCAAAATGTTTTTCCCAAGCTAGTATCCTTTTAAATATAGACTTTTCTCCTTCTCCACAAAAATACAATACACCTGATTTACTTGTATCATAACCATACCAATTTTTGCCTGTAGCTGTAGCAAGCATCATTGAAATACCAATAAATGATTTACCTGCTTTTGGCTCTGCATAAATACTTACGACTGTTTCTTTCTCTGCAATCTTATCTATCAACCATTCTGGCGGTCTATCATTTGCCTCCATCTCAGAATAAGACAACAATTCAAATTCATTATTAGAAACATAACGTATGTT